GTCGCTTGTTGAAGCATACAAAATAGGTGTTAAGGGTGATGAAGTAATCGCTGCTTCCGGGAAAAAGCGTGAAGAGTTTACTGAAGAAGAACTTAGCAGATACGGTGACTACTGTATTAACGATGTGAACTTAACCTACAAGTTGTTTAACGTCATGGTGACTCACGGGTTCCCAAAGAAAGAGATGAAGCTGATTGACCTGACATTGCGGATGTTTATACAACCCAAACTCGATCTTGACTTGAACTTACTTGAGATGCACTTGCGTGACGTACAAGATAAGAAGAACATGCTGTTGTTACAAGCAGATGTTGATAAGACCGACCTCGCCAGTAATCCAAAATTTGCGGCTTTGCTTGAAAAGATAGGCGTTAAGGTTCCAATGAAAGTTAGCCCGACGACTAACAAAGAGACTTATGCACTTGCCAAGAACGACGAAGAGTTCAAGGCATTAGCGGAACACCCTGATGTAAGAGTGCAAGCGTTAGTCGCGGCTCGCCTTGGTACGAAGTCAACACTAGAAGAAACTAGGACAGAACGATTCATTGGTATTGCCAAGCGTGGGCTCATGCCTGTGCCGTTGAAATACTATGCCGCACATACTGGGAGATGGGGTGGTAGTGACTCGTTGAACTTGCAGAACTTACCCTCACGTGGGGACAACGCGGGTAAATTGAAGAAGGCGATTGTTGCACCGGAAGGTTACGCAATCATTGATGCTGACTCAAGCCAAATTGAAGCCCGTGTGCTTGCTTGGTTAGCGGGACAGAACGATTTAGTGGAGGCATTTAAAAATGGTGAGGACGTATACAAGATCATGGCATCGGCTATATACGGCAAGGATGCAACAGAAATTACAAAAGACGAGAGGTTTGTTGGCAAGACAACGATTCTCGGCGCGGGGTATGGAATGGGAGCGATTAAGTTTCAAGCACAACTCAAAACTTTTGGTACTGCGATTACGGAGGGAGAATCGCGCCACATTATTCAAATTTACAGAGAGACATACCCACACATAGTAGCGTTGTGGCGTCAAGCGCAACAAGCGCTGGAAGCAATCAGCAAAGGCTATACAACATCTTTAGGACGTGAAGGTGTGCTCTATATTGACCCTGTAGAAAAAGGCATTCGCCTACCAAGCGGGCTGTTGATGCGCTACGAAAAGCTAGTACCTATCCGCGATGACAAGGGCGTGCAGTACCAGTACAAGACACGCTATGGTTGGAACAAAATCTACGGCGGTAAAGTAATCGAGAACGCATGCCAAGCGATTGCCCGTTGCATCATCGGAGAGCAGATGATTAACATATCAAAGCGTTATGACGTTGTACTAACAGTACATGACGCGATTGCTTGCCTAGTACCCGAGGCGGAAGTCGAAGAAGCGCAGAAGTTCATTGAAGAATCTATGCGGTGGACGCCTGAGTGGGCTGAAGGTTTACCCGTTAACTGTGAAAGTGGCTATGGAAAATCTTACGGAGACTGCTAATGAAGACTGACATTATTGACATAGTGCTAGAGCAAGCTAACTACTGCGGGTTCGACACGTTTGAGGAGAAGTACGAATGGTTGAGAAAATCTTATGACCCGTCGATTGCTGAAGACTGGATACGTGAGGATAAAGAAAAACACCGGATTCAACCACAGATACTAAAGATGCGGATGCAAGGAATGATATGGAAAGATATTGCTGAAAAACTAGGTCACCCCATGCACAGGGTACAAAAAATTGGTGCACCATTGATGGGGATTCTGTCTCGTATCCGTGAGAAGAACGCACTGGCAATAACGAAAGCGGCTGGTGACACCCGCGATGAGAAGACAATAGACGACTACAACTATATGAATGATGAGCGCACCGTGCACCGGGAGCTGTGTGCGTTGTTGCCCATGTATAAAGAACTTAAAGAAATGGCTGAGGTAAATTTTGACTAAGATTCCCGCATGGAGTTACTCCAGTATTAAGACGTACGATCAATGCCCAAAGAAGTATTACCACTTGAAGGTAGCTAAGGATGTAGTCGAACCGCCTACAGAAGCAATAACTTATGGCAAGCAATTTCATTCGGCAGCAGAACATTACGTACGTGATGACGTACCACTACCTCCACAGTTTAACTATGCCAAACCAACCCTCGATAACCTAAGACAGTTAGCAGGTGATAAGTACTGTGAGTATGAGTTCGGTCTGACTGAGAACTTAGAGCCTTGCGGATTCAAAGACCCCAATGTTTGGTGGCGTGGCGTTGCCGACTTATTGGTTATCAATGGAGAAGAAGCACGGTGCGTAGATTACAAGACGGGTAAGTCTGCCAAGTATGCCGATACTGACCAACTGGAGTTGATGGCGTTAGCTATTTTTAAGCACTTTCCCCAAGTAAAACGGGTCAAAGGGGGGCTACTTTTTGTGGTCTCAAAAAACTTTATTAAAGACTCGTACGATATCGAAAATCAGGATAAGATGTGGGCGAAATGGTTCGCAGAGCACAACCGTATGAAGTTCTCATACGCCAACGATGTGTGGAATCCACGCCCTAGCGGACTATGCAAGAAGCATTGTTTAGTGCTTGAGTGTGCCCATAACGGGAGGAACTGATGCCGTATGTAAATAAGCCCCGCCCATACAAGAAAGAGTATGAGCAACAAAAAGCCCGTGGCGAACTAGATCGCCGTATGGAGCGTCAACGCTTGCGTCGTGAGTACGACAAGAAGCACCCTGACAGCGCAACAGACAAAAACAAAACTGCCGAGAGCCGTGAAGGTAAAGACCTAGCGCACAAGAAAGCGTTAGACAAAGGTGGTAGTAATAAGGATGGATTCACCGTGCAGACACCTGCAAAGAATCGGTCATTCAAGAGAGACTCAAAGAGCAACCTAGTTGGTGAGACTAGCAAGCGAGAAAGAAAACGACGAGCCTGATTGGTTCATAGTCTGATGCAAGCGTAAGGTATGAGTGGCGTGCATCGCGGGAAACCGAAATAACCTTACCAGTCGGCACTACTCTTTCCGGTAGGGAACCGACAATCTGATGGAGCGAAGTGGGAGACCACTTTTGCTCTGTCAGTGCTTTATAAAAACAGGAGAATCATGGAAATCGTAGAGAACAAGATACTGCTATTGAACCTACGTCACCCCAATAAGGTGACAACGGTTATACCAAAGAGCAGACAAATCGGAGAGCACCAAGTAGCGGTGAAGTGGGGGCTAGATGAAGCACGGGTGCTCAAGAACCTACAAATAAAAAACATCCCATCACCAATCATGGGACAGTACGGGTGGCCCGGACTCTACAAACCGTTCGAGCATCAAAAGACTACTGCGTCATTCCTAACCCTGCACCAGCGGGCTTTCTGCCTTAATGAGCAAGGCACAGGCAAGACGGGGTCTGTTATTTGGGCGGCTGACTACCTGATGAAACTTGGTCGGATTCGCCGTGTACTGGTTATCTGCCCACTGTCCATCATGGATTCTGCTTGGCGTGCTGACTTGTTTAGGTTTGCCATGCACCGTACCGTGGACATTGCCTATGGCTCTAAAGAGAAGCGCAACCGAGTGATTGCATCGGACGCTGAGTTTGTCATCATCAACTATGACGGGGTGGAGATTGTTCAAGAAGCGGTGGCTAATGGTGGGTTTGATTTAATCGTTATCGACGAAGCGAATGCGTACAAGAACGCACAGACAACACGTTGGAAGACGTTAAACCGTATTCTAAAGCCTGAGACATGGCTGTGGATGCTGACCGGAACACCTGCGGCTCAGTCCCCCGTGGACGCCTACGGACTAGCAAAACTTGTAAGTCCTAGCGGTGTGCCTAAGTTCTACAGCGCGTTTAAAGACATGGTTATGTACAAGATTACACAGTTCAAGTGGGTGCCACGCCCCCATGCAGACAAGGTAGTCTACGAAGCCCTACAACCCGCCATTCGGTTTACCAAGGAGGAATGCCTTGACCTACCTGAGATGACGTATGTCTCACGAGAGGTTGAACTGACCCCCCAACAGAAAAAATATTATGAGTTGTTACGCAAGCAACTTGTGGTGCAGACGGCGGGTGAGCAGATTACGGCGGTTAACGCTGCAGTCGGATTGAGCAAACTCCTACAAATCTCTTGTGGCGCGGTGTACTCTGATACTGGTGAGACCTTGGAGTTTGACATCAAGAACCGCTATAAGGTGTTGAGAGAAGTAATCGACGAGACACAGCAAAAGATATTGATCTTTGTACCATTTAAAAACACGATCCGGATTCTTAGCCAAAAGCTAGAAGCAGACGGGTTCTCAACCGAGATCATCAATGGCGACGTGCCTGCCCACAAACGCGCTGAAATTTTTAGGAATTTTCAAGATACCAGTGACCCAAGGATTTTGATAATCCAACCACAAGCGGCGGCTCATGGCGTGACCTTGACAGCGGCGGATACAGTTGTTTGGTGGGGGCCGACCCCAAGCCTAGAGACTTATGCCCAAGCCAATGCAAGAGCGCATAGAGCGGGGCAACGCCATCCGGTCACGATTGTGCGATTACAGGGTTCAAATGCGGAGAAACACCTATACAAAATGCTTGACAACCGTATTGACAATCATGTAAAGTTAGTTGAACTTTACAAGAATTTACTTGACTAAGGTAGAATTTGATAGTAGAGTAGGGGGAAGATAGTGAGAACAACAAACCGCTATCGTATTTTTAAAACAGGAGAATGTAAATGGAAGAAGCTACAGTACAGGCAGAAGTGCCTTTAGAAAAACTTACCCGTGTCTATATCAAGATGCGGGACAAAAAAGCAGAACTCACCCATCAACTAGAAGCGGAAATCGCCAAGGTTGAAGACGGCATGAAGACAGTCAAGACAGCGATTCTTGACCACATGAAAGTCATTGGTGCTGAGAGTCTGAGAACCGAAGCCGGAGTTGTGTATCGCACCGTAAGGACGACGTACTCAACGAACGACTGGGAATCCATGGGCAAATTCATCCTTGAACATGGTGTGCCGGAACTATTGGAGAAGCGACTTCACCAAACCAATATGAAGGCATTTTTAGAAGAACACCCTGACGTGCTTCCGCCGGGGCTTAACGCGAATGCGGAATATTCCGTGACCATAAAAAGGAGTAAAAATGGTTGATGAATCTTTCGTTCCGATAGAAAGTGTGGCAAAGCATTTTGCGGTGTCCATATCGACTGTCCGCGCATGGATTCGGCAAGACCTAATCCCCTCATTAAAGATTGGCGGTGTCTACCGTTTCAAGATTAGCGAAGTGGAAGAGGCGATGCGAGTCCTAAACGGCGGAACGCTTGTGAGAGAAGAAGCAGACGGAAGTCTTACGGTAAAACCCCCACAAGGTTCTACTCAAATGACTTTAAACTTTAACCCCAACGATGATATTTAAGGAGAATGTAGATGAGTGATTTAGCATTGTTTAAAGGCGGACTACCCGCATACCTCAAGAACGCAAACGCAGATGATGCAACGAATGCCCTAGCTGGAGAGAGCTTAGGTTCACGTCGTATCAGTATCAAGGGCGGAGTATTTCGTGAGTTCATTGGCGGTAAAGAGTACCGCGTGTCAGAAGAGCGTGCGATGAATGTTGTCATCATCAAAGCCGCGCCGAAAGTTTCCCGTATCTATTACGCAGGAACTTATAGCGAAGGTGAAGCCGTATCTCCAACATGTTGGTCAGCAGACAGCCAACGCCCCGATGCGAAGGTCAAGGAAGAGAACAAGCAGTCAGCTACTTGTTTGAACTGCCCACAAAACATCAAGGGTTCCGGTCAAGGCGATAGCCGTGCATGCCGTTACCAACAGCGTTTAGCCGTTGTGCTTGATGGTGAGGTGGATAAGCATGAGGTATATCAACTTGTGTTGCCCCCAACATCTGTGTTTGGTGATGGTGAGAAGGGTAAGTTGCCTTTGCAAGCCTATGCTCGCCACTTGAAGAACCACGGCACACCCATTACTGGTGTTGTGACCGAGATGCGTTTTGATACTGCAAGCCCTACACCTAAGTTGGTGTTCAAGCCTGTACGTCCTGTGACCGAGGAAGAGTTCAACACAGTCCAACAACTCAAGGACTCACCCGAAGCAGTCAGCGCAATCACAATGACTGTTGCACAAACCGATGGTGTCAAGGACAAACCAAAACCCTCCTTGTTCGCACCCGAGGCAGAAGCGCAAGAAGCCCCTAAAGCCAAGCCCGCAAAGGTAGAAGCTGAGGAAGTTGAAGAACCAAAGAAAGCCGCACCCAAGAAAGCACCCGTAGCCAATGAACCCAAGTTGGAAGACTTGGTTGGCGAATGGGACGATGCTTAATTAATGGTTTCGGGGGGAAAGCGGATGCTGGCAAGTCTAGATTGGACTCCTGACTGCCGGAAGTAGCGAGTACCCCCACCTAACAATGGGTGGCTATGGACAATTTAGAATTTTTACAGCAAGTCCTCGGGGACGACGGATACTACTGCATAGTTGGGCTAAAAAATGGGTCAGACAAGCCTGTACAAAAGTTCTTCCGCACAGTGGAAGACGCAGTAGCAGTAGCCGAGAATTTGAAAAACGAGGGATACGATGCGTACTACGCATTAGCAACATTCAAGGATGGCAAGTCACGCAAAGCACCTAACGTCAAACAACTGAAATCGTTGTTCCTAGACATAGACTGCGGAGAAGATAAACCATACGCGACACAAGCCGAAGCAGTAACTGCCCTAAAACAGTTTTGTAAGGCGACCAAGATGCCGAAGCCTACGCTGGTTAACTCCGGTGGGGGTGTGCATGTCTACTGGGCATTTACTGAACCCGTTTCACGTGAAACATGGTTGCCTTTGGCTGAGAAGTTAAAGAGTATGTGTGACGACCATGACCTGCACATTGACCACGTAGTAACGGCGGATGCGGTACGAATCTTACGGGTTCCGGGGACTCTAAACTACAAAAACGACGTGGCACGCCCTGTCAGTTTACTAGGCCAGGGTTCCGTACCGTATGAGCTTGACACACTAAAAGATGTTATTGGTGACCCACTTATTGAGCGGCGGCCCTACATCCCACGTGGAGAGATGGACGAAGTAACCAAGGCAATCCTTGGGAACTACACAAATCGGTTCAAGACCATCATGATTAGAACTGTGAAGGGAGAAGGATGCCAACAACTAGGATATATTTACGAGAACCAAGCAACCATGTCGGAACCGATGTGGAGAGCAGGCTTATCTATCGCTAAATTTTGCGTAGACGCAGACAAGGCTATTGACAAGATTTCTAGTGGGCACCCTGAGTACAGCCCACAATTTGCTGACAGGAAAGTACGTGGTATCAAGGGCGGCCCTTATACCTGCGCTAAGTTTGAAGAATACAACCCCAAAGGTTGCGACGGATGCCCAAGCAAAGGCTCAATCAAATCGCCGATTGTGCTTGGTCGAGAAGTGCAAGAAGCAACTGAGGAAGATAACATCGTAGAAGATGCCCCGGCGAATGTGAATCAAGGGCACACACAAACATACGTTATACCGAAGTATCCCGAACCTTATTTCAGGGGGAAGAACGGAGGTATCTTTAAGCGGGTTATCAAGCAAGAAGACGAGATCGAAGTGATGATCTATCACAACGATATGTACGTAACTCGTAGGTTACTGGACTCTGCTGTGGGTGAGGCGGTAGTCGTAAGGCTACATCTTCCTCGTGACGGGGTGCGGGAATTTACGATACCTCTTGCGTCTGCTACCTCTAAGGATGAACTGCGTAAGCACATGTCATCCAACGGCGTGGCAATGATTAGAACCGACGAACTAATGTCATACATAACAACATGGGTGAATCACATGCAATTTAATGCGCGAGCGGACACGGCTCACAGACAATTTGGTTGGATAGACGATAAGCACGAAGCGTTTGTGCTAGGAGATAAAGAAATTCGTGCAGATCGGGTAGACCACAATCCACCTTCGTCAGCTACAGCACACCTGTTCCACGCATTCCAACCCAAAGGAACGCTAGAGGCATGGAAAGAAGCCATGAACTTCTACAACCGCCCCGGAATGGAGATGCATCAGTTTGTAATCGGGCTATCTTTTGGCTCTATCTTTACCGACTTCACCCCTGTAAATGGGGCGTTGATGCACATATTCAGTCCGGACTCAGGAATCGGTAAGACAACTGCGTTGTATGCGGGGGCTAGTATTTGGGGCGACCCGACCAAGATTGTGCTTAAAGAATCCGACACCATGGCGTCCAAGATGAACCGTGCGGAACTCTACAACAACATCTTTCTACCTATGGACGAGATGACCAATTCCACCGCCAAGGAGTTGAGTGACTTCCTGTACCAGTACACATCAGGTATGCAACGCAATCGCATGGGGCCGAACTCCAACTCAGAACGAATCCGTGGCGAGCCATGGAAACAAGCGGCAGTTAGTACAGGCAACTCATCCATGATGGAGAAGATGGGAACCTACAAGGCTCTACCCAAAGGTGAAGCCATGCGTTTGTTAGAGGTACGCGCCAAACCCGTCCCCGGACTCAACAAGGTCGATACTGACGTATTAAGTGACGCACTTCTAAACAACTACGGGCACGCATATCTGCCATACATGCAGTACGTGATGCAGGACATTGCCGGTATCAAGGCTTTGTATAAATCTACCCAACACAAACTAGATCAGATGTGTGGGTTTGGGCCTGACGCCCGGTTTCATTCGGTCTTAGCGGCAGATGGCATCATGGGATTGATGGCGGCAAAGCGGGCTGGCTTGGTTGACTATGACCTCAAGGCTGTGGTCACTTGGCTCAAGGGTGTAGTTAGCGGGGTGCAAGATCAAGTCAAATCTATGGATGTCGATGCCGAGACAACACTCACTAACTTCTTAGCTGAGAACTACAACAACATCTTGCGTATTAAGAGCACAGACGATTCCCGCACATTGAAGCGTGATGACGCTGACCATTTGATTATTCCGGATGCTACGCCGAGAGTGTCGTACATGGCACGCTACGAATACGACATAAAGATGCTGTATATCTATCTCAGCCCGCTTAGAGATTGGTGCGTGAAGAAGCAGGTCAACTACGAAGGCTTTGTCGATGCACTAAAACGTGGACGTTCCAAGTCAAAGATAGAGAAGAAGCGTATGGGCAAAGGCACCCGTATGAATCTGCCGTCCCTAGACGTGCTATGGATTAACTGCAAGGACTTTTTAGATGACGACGTTGAAGAAGAAATCGCAGCCGCCGCAGGTCACAAAGCCGTTCTTGAAGGTGATGCGTGAAGGGCAAGTCTGCCCTGACGGTGTGGTTATTGGCATAAATTGGGACTCCCTAGATATAGGGATGTCGTTTTTTGTACCCGCTGTTAACTTACCAATCTTGAGTAAACAAGTGCAAAAGATTGCAGATTATAAAAATTTAACGCTTAAAGGCTACGAGCGTATAGAGAACGGGAAGTTAGGTATGCGCTTTTGGAGAATTCTGTAATATACTGGCGCCGCGACATTCTCCTGTTGCAGTTTGCTTCTCTTTTCTTGAGAACTCCCTATTACCCCCGACTAAACATCGGGGGTTTTTTTCACTGGTCGTATTCAGCCGAGCGGGACTTGAGTTCACTAGTCATCTTCTTAGAGAATCGCACCCCGTGCGCCATCTCTTTAGTGGCTCTGTCGTACTCGCGCTTAGAGTCTTGCAACATACCTTCAATAGTTCCTGCGTTAAGTTTGAGTCCCGGATGCTTACCACCAAGTTCTAGCAAATCATTTCGCGCTTCTTCCATACCACTTGTGTCACCCAAAGTCCGTGCAAGGTTCCATCTCTGACGCAACTTAGTACTTGTTTGATTGGTGTACTTGTCAATACCTTTTAGGCGAGAGTTTTCTTCAAGTTGGCGAGTGTAATCAGCTGGCGCAAATCCAAATGCTTGGGCACCTGCATTCCATACGCTGACGTCTCCAGTGATTGGGTCATTACGCAGAGTCGTAGTACCTTGGGTTAAGTACCTCGCACCTTTTAGCACGTTGGCTATAGCCGAGGGCAGCATGTCTTCAAGACCGCGCATGAAGTGACCTTCAGCCATCTTGCTATAACCTCTTTGGATACGATCTCCTACACCAACCACAGGGCCACCGATTGCGGTAAGCAGTTGTTGAGAGAAACTACCTGCGGTAGAGCCACCTTTTGTATCCCGAACAATTAAATCGCTCAAGCTGATACGGCTGGCAATAGATAAATTAGTGAAATACTCAATCGGGCCTTTGTACATAAACTCACCCATGTACTTGCGAGTCACGGTATCTAAATCATCGTCGTCGTCATCGCAGAACAAGCTGTAGACCATAGATGCCAAGCCATACAACGGTAGACCTTGAGCACCCGCCATGAGCGCAGTCATACCAAAAATACCACCAAGTTGTTGCCATGCAGCTTTCTTCTCGGCAGGGGATAAATCGCTGTTAAAAAGGGCATCCTTGCCGGTCTTAAACAACATGTAGTACATCGAAACGCCATAGCGCTTGTACATGAATAGCACTTTACCAAATGAACTTTGCGCTATACGCGGCGCAGCGGCTGCAGATATACCACCGTTAGTAAGTTCTGCTGTGTATATCGCTTTATTGGCAGCGTACGCTTGAGTAGCCTCTGGAGTAGTTACGCCCCTACCTTCTTTAGCAGACATATCTTGGCGAAGTGTTTCAATAGCGTCGATATCTGCTTTACTTGGCTTCTTAAGTCTATCTAACTCAAGGTCATACGCCGCAATCATGGTTACTTCACGGTTCATACGTTCGCCGTGGTGGAAAGCCCAACCAGCCATAGCATTTATTTTGGCAAGCGGACCTGTGCGAGTATCTCCGTTAATAATTTCATACAACTGAGAACGGTTCAACTGACCTTGGTCATCAGCAATACGGATAAGAGTTGCGTACTTCTTACCCATAGCCGAATCCGGTGCGTAGTTAGCAATAGACGGCATCACATCCATCATTGAAGTCCTACCATCTGCACCGAGTACGGGCATAGTGGCTTTAGTACCACTACCAAGAAATACCTTAGAAGCATTACCAATAGCGCCCGAAACATTACTATCAGCGTATTTTCCGTTAAGGTACGGTGCCACAATCATCGGCACGTTAGCCATGTTAACAATAGCGGAAGAGATGTTGAAGCCCAGCGTGTAGAAGAACGCGCCGGAAGTCAGAATACTACCGATATCATTTTTGGTTGGATTACGTACGTAATCTAGGTGCTTCTTGAACTCGTTTACATAACGAGCTTCAAGTTCATTATCTTTACCGCTCTTGGCGGCTTTTTCGCTCTCCATACTCATGCTATCGACCACCCCAGTCAATTTGGGGTTGTACAACATGTTGGACACTTGATGAGAAGTACTACGCATTTTGCGTTCAAACACACCAATCGTATCGGTCAAAGCGCCAGCGGTGCCTTTACGTTTTTGGAACGACTTAGCAAACGCAGTCTCAGGCAAAGTAGTAATAAACAACCGCATGGTCTCATCGATAGCCTGCTCAGGCACACCGTTGGTTTCCATAATCTTTAAGACGCTGTTTACAAACGAGCCGGACGGTGCATTGCGAAAGTTGATTTGATCTACGTTAGAGTAAATATCAACCCGCGCCTTTGGGTCTAGCGTTTTAAGCTGTTGTTGGCGACGTGCACGTTCGCGTGGAGATTTAAATGCCTCAACAGTAAATTGCTTTTGCCCATCTTTATCTGTGTAGTCGGAGGCTAACCAAAACTTACCTTCACGACCAAGGGCAAAGTATGGGTCAATCATGCCTTGCTCAGCAAGCTTTTTCATGATGTCTTGTTTGACCAGTAGCTTAGTCTTGCCGTCTAGCCCAGTCTCGTCAATACGTGCTTCGATTGCTGCCTTGACTTCGTCGTACATCTTCTTATACGCATTACGCATAGTGACGTACAAATCTTTCCAAACTTTATCTAGTTTGTTGTACTGTGCGTTGAGGCTCTTCCACTCTTCTACACTTTCTACAGAAGCATCCCCTGACTTAAATGCAACCCGCACTTTACCTTTACCACCTCGTGCTTGATGCTCACCAGTAGCGGATTTATTTATAGCCTCAAGTGCGGCATCTCTTTCAGTAATCGTTTTAAACGACTGACGGATTTCTTGATTGCCCTTGCGGTGCGTAAGCCAATATTCTGAATAAGTTTCTAATGGTTTAGTTGGGTCTACCTCAGCCATTGTGCTGTCGTTAACAACACGGTTGAACGCTTCGCGTTGCTCAGGACGAGTATTGATAGCATGTTTAGCTTCAGTAACAACAGCGTCGATACCACGGTTTAACTTGTTTTCATAACCGGCACGTTCGTTAATAAGCGTGTTAAACCTTGAGCCAAGGCCGGGGAATACTTTGTCTGCAACTTCACCCAATGCGTGCATAGGCAACACAGAGAACAACGCTGACTTAGTTGCTTCAGAGCCGCGAGCGATACCACCACTCAATGCGTCTTTTTGAGCCTCACCCAACATTGGGATAGCGTTAATCATCCTATCGGTAAACGAGAATATTTGAGGGCTTTTGTTAGCCGCCTGCGCATACAGCACGCCAGCGTTACGTGAGTCAGGTGCGGGAGACACGATTGCAGATAATATGCGGTCAACTTCGTCATAGGCAGAAGTCAGCGGACGAGATTCTTTACCTACTAAGCGACGGAAGAAGTTAACTACAGCACGGGTAAATTTATCCCATGCAGTTATGTTGCCACCATCAGGGTACATAGACTGCAACTTTGCTCTGAATTCTTTATTTGCCCAAGCCTCAGCAGCAAACTCATGTACGTCAGTAGCGCCATAAGCAGAACCTAGGCTATCTCTTACTTTGTCAAGTATCTGTTGTAGTTGGCGAGCCAACGCACTATTAGGATTATCCAACTCATGCGACATAGCAGAGTGCCCAGCCTCATGCAGTAACACGTGGCTATTCATACCGGTCACAGAGTCTAAGTGAATGGTATTAGTCTGTGGGTTAAAGAAGCCCGGAACGCGTTTACCGTTCTCATCAACGAGGTCTTCCTCTATAACTACTTTAGTATCAGGTGTGACGTTAGCCAATACACCTGCGGTTTTAGACACAAATGGGTCTGAACTAGCGGACAACAAACGCAACGCGGTTTGTAAATCACCTGCTTGTAGTGCAGAAATAATTATTGGGTGCAGTCCGTGTGCTAGGCGAGATACGGCATTGTCAAGGAGTTTCCTAGTCTTGGCATCTGCTTCTTGCGCTCTGATATAACTCTTGACGGTTTCATCGTCGTAGTTTTCTCTGGTGCCGGAAATACCGTCCCGAATCAAATCCATAAACTGTTGGTCGTTAGTCGTATCCCGTGCAATTTCAAAACGACGGATAAAGTCACGTAGCACATTGTTGGTTTTTGGGCTCAGGTTGTTCTGCACCCACTTAAATGCTTCATTAGCTTTTTCGCCATTCATACCTTTGAAGAACTGTGCTTCTTCAGAGGACTCGTCTGTGCGTTTAAATTGTGGGGTTTCGTAAACAATATCGAACGCCATGTTTAGCAGGTTGTCTACTAAACGGGGCATCTTGCTGAAATAAGTCTTTGCGGCTCTGGCAATCGGAGTCGTTGTGGCACCACGTAACAAATCTGTTACTGCAATGCTGTCGTCAATGTTCTCTATGTCCTTCTTGGCAAAGTTTGTATAGCCACCACTAACATCAAATTTAGCGGCTTTAGGAATCTCTAGCGGAATCTCGTCCGCTTCTTCAAGCAGCTTATCGACATCTACAGTTTCAGTAGTCTTAGCAGGGCTCGGTGCTTTACTCTTTTTGGCACGGGTAGTTTTAGCAGCAGGTTCAGCCACTGCCTTAGCGCCGCCTTTATCAGTTCCTTTAGAAACTCCTTCAGTAGTTCCCTCCTTAGCGGGAGCGACTCGCGCCACAACAGGCGCAGTTTCTTTGCCCAGTTCCGCATCCAGTTCGGCTTGGATAGCATCTTGTTCCTCTTGTGTTGGGCCTTCCGCTCCACTACGTTTAGTTTCACGGCGAATCAACTCTTGAATCGCCTCTTCTTTTGTATCCCCTAACCAACCCATATCGGTTGGATGTAACTTGGAAACCTCGTGCCATCCAGAAAGTCCCTGCCCTTCAGTGGCGTTAAGACGTATTATTTGATGTGTAGTGCCGTTAGATAACTCTACTTCGGTGATAGTGTTGCCGTCACTATCTTTCGCACGTGCGGTACCAACTAATGTGATTGGTCCGGCTTCAGCGGTTTCTTCCGGCGCTGGCGCCTCTTGCAGACCTTTTAAGTGCTCTTGTATGTAGTATTTCTTTGTTACAAGCGCGTTCTTATCGTTGCGGTTCTTAGTGTGACCGGGTATTTCTATGCCGAGTTCGTCAATGACAGCATTGAGCAACGCCTTGGACTGCGCCGTGTTGCTAAGGATTTCCTCGTCGCTGAGCGCAGCAACTCTATTGGCAACGGCAAGCGCGTCTTCTTTAGTGGGTGCTTCTTGGGTTAATGTATCTGGCTGTACTTCTTCTCTAATTGCAGGCTCGAAAGCAGATCGGACAGCACTTCCCACTCCCCCCTGCTCAGACGGCTCAACTCCTTCGGCGGTTTGGTCAATACTTGTGGGTTCGACAGCAGTTGGAACGCTTGTTCCAGTTGGTTCACTGACAGGTCTAGAAATTGTTCTTCCAACATCGGCTCCTTTAAGTACGCCTCCACGGGGGCCAAACATCTCTTGTTGTTTAGCGAGTGCGCCAAACGCTTGCATAGCCACCCCCTCGATGGCTTGCTTCGTAGACTCAGATAAGTTTGGGTTGGTTCTTATTTGTACAAGTACGGCACGTACAGCGGCTTGATCCTCTGGATTAGACATGTCCTTGTTAAGAAGTTGCTTAAAGAAACCAGACTGTGGTTTGAGACCAGTTCTTTGCAAGACAGAAGCATCAAGCACTGTGCCAAATTCGGCTGGTGCTGGTTCGGCTGCAGCTTCTTGAGTTTGAGTAGGTAACGCACCAACACGTTGCTGTGACTGAGCAAGCCCAAGTGCTTCTGGGAACATCTCTCGAGTCTGCTGTTCAACTTGTTGTGGTGCGGTTCTCTCTTGGAACGCACGTTGTTCTGCTTCAGCGGCGGCTTGTTCTTGTGCCGCACGTAGAGATTGAATATTTGGATATGCTTCACCTTGGGGTGTTACCGGCATAGTAGGTGTAGCGGACATGCCCAACTGCAAGGGCATCTGTTTACCAGCAGGTTGTGGCGCGTATTGTTGTTGGAACTGTTGTGCCCGATAA